AGGCTCTATGCCAGCTTCAAATAACAAACTTGCGTGTGTATGTCTCAGACTATGCACGCTAAATTGTTTCAGCTTGTGCTTACTAATAAATGTTTGCAAGTCGTCTCTAAAATTGGCAAAATCGAAGTAACCACCAACAGTATTCGTGATGACGATGTTTCTTGACTTGATGCCATGTTTAAAGAATAGTTTCTTTTGCTCTAGCTTCCAATCTTTGAGTATCTGTACCGTGCTATCATCCAGCGAAATCGTCCGTGTGCTACGTTTGGTTTTTGGTGATTGGACGGACAGCCTGCCATTGATGGAAACAAGCGTCCTGTTAATTGATATGGTCTTATTTTCGAAATCGACATCAGACCATTCAAGACCTAATAACTCCCCTCGCCTCAATCCAGTATAAGCGAGTGTGTGCCATGCAGTGTATAAGACTGGCTTTGCATCTTTTTTTGCCAGCTTGAGAAATTTGTTTAATTCCTCTTTAGTGAGTGCTGTCTTTTCCTTGCGAGCTTTCTGCTGCTTAGGTCGTATGATTCTATCTACTGGATTAGTTTGTATAATATCAAGATGCATAGCGTACTTAAATACTCTATTGATGATCGACATATAATTTAAATAAGCTATGTATTTTTTGCTTAGTTCAATTACAATCTTCTGCATCATGGCCACGGACACGCTCTCAATTCGGATATCCTTAAAATGATTCTCTATGATAGCATTGAGATAATTCTTTGTATTCTGGTATGTGGTAGGTTTGACAGTTGTTTCATAGCTCTCTAACCACAAATCAGCTACTTCCTTAAACGTAGGCTTGCTAGAGTGATCTGCAAATCCATTCTCTTCCACGGATAGCAGTAGCTCCCGTTCTGCTTTCTTCGCTTCTTTTTGAGTTTTAAACCCTCTACGAGTCGTGCGCCTTTGCTTGCCAGTAAATGGATCAACACCTAGATACGCTTGAAGCATATAGCGTGTCTCTCCGCCCTTGGTTAAATATTTCTTTATCATGACAATTTACCGTTGATATGCTATACTATGTATATCTTTCCTATCTACCGTCCCATTTTTTGGGGCGGTTTTTTATTTATCTAAAATCATTTTACCGCCTTGCTCCTGTGCAATAACTTTCGCATTAACATCTAAAACGATAAGATTGGGAGCTTTGAAGTTTGGATCGTACTTTCTGAGTTCTTCCTCTCCTGATTGTTTGATTTTAAGCATACCATCTACCATGGGTTGCGCCTTTTGAATTTGCTCATCAGTCAGAGCTATTGCAAGAGTGATTGCTATATCTTTTTCAGTCGAAGTTACAGTCGCAGTAGAGTCGGTATCATGTACCCATGCTTTGAAATTCTCCACAAAAACATCATAAGCAGAACGTCCTTGTAAAACATCACTAGAAGAAGTTGAAGAAGTCGATGTTTCGCTTGATGATGAGACTTGTTCCGTGCTTTGTTCTTGGCTTGGTTTACTTTCTGATTCTTGCTGACTGCATCCAGTCAATAATAAAGCGAGTGCTGCGATTGTTGCGAGTGTTACTTTTTTCATATTATTCTCCTTTTTGCCATCCCACTAGCCTGTATAATCTTTCAACTACCATCATTTAATTTGCGATGGTTTTTATTTTTCTTCTCTATACACATCTACAACTTTACCGATAATCCTAAAATCACTGTCTGAATTTATCGGTATATCTTTGTATTTCTTGTTAAAACTTCTCAGATAGGCCTTATCTTTCTCTATAATAAGCTGTTTGATATAGGCTTCCCCCTCGTAGTCAAATACTCCAACAGTACCACTTGGAAGCTCTACCGTCAATTTAACAAAAACATAATCCCCAGATTTATAATCTGGTTCCATCGAATCTCCGTAAATTGGACAGACAAAGTCAGCATCCACCTTAACAGGCAATTGAATTGTTTCTATCTGTACTTCATTTAAATATTGTCCAGTCCCTGCAGATACAGGCTGGTCGTAGTAGTTGTATGCGAAGTACTGGACAGTAACTTCATGTACCTCAGTAAGTCTCTTCTTAGCTTGCTTTTGTTCCTCAAGTTGCCTCTCTGCACAAGTCAGTACATTCCGCTGGTATGGTTCTGGGTCGAGCTTAGATACAACTTTATCAATCTTTTGGGCAATTTCGTTTTTTACAACAGAAGAAGTAGTATCTAGTCGAGGATCAATCTGTTCGATAGGAACTTTGAAAAAGTCAGCTAATTTCTTACTATTTGTCTTGGAAGGTAATCTCTTTCCTGAAAAATATTGACTCAACGTGCTTTGCGATATTCCAGACTCTTTGACAATATCTTGCTGACTGAGTTTAGCCATTTTTTTAAGCCTATTTAACTCATTAGCAATTTTTAAACGCATTTCTATTTCAAGAGGCGTCAGTTTATCTCTTCCTACCATAATTGTTTCTTCCTATATTCTTTTAATGAGATTGTACCACAATTTTATATAAAATAAAAATAATTTTAAAAAAAATAAAAAAACTTATTGACAATATCTCATTAATGAGATATAATATAGTCAAGGTTAAGGAATTAACCAAAAACAAAAGAAAGGAAGGACAGTATGCTAAAGCGAAGGCAAAAGAAAAAAGACCCTTGGTTGACACAACCAAGAGCCACAGTGATAGCGGCGATCATCGCACTGATTGCCGTGATTCTCCAACTCTTATTTAAATAAGAGTTACTATCGAAGTTGTAGGAGGGGCGCAAGCCCCAATCCTACGACTTAAGTTTAGCATACTGTCCAGAGAAAAGCAATGGACGACAAAAGATGGGAAATCGGTGGTTTGGTCGCAGTAGGAGCGATTATTGTAATTGTAATCTTAAATTTAATTAAGTAGGAGGGAGGATATGGATGAATTAAAAATTAGAGAAGATGGTATCTACTTGAATAATCAAAAATTGAAATGTGTTCAAGTAATTAAAACAAAAAGCACGGCCGAAAGCAACCATGCTACTATTTATTTGAAGTTAATTGCCAAGTTGGTTTGAGATGAGGGAGGTGAGAAAATGAGACCAAAACGATATCCGTATAGTGGAAAAAGAAAAAAGCCTATCGAGGTGTCGATAGACTTACCGAAAAGAATTAGTATACTTGAATCACAAGTGATCAGTCTAGCAACCAGAGTGTAAAGGAGGAGAAATGGAAACATTAATCATTTCAATATTAACATCTTTTATCGTTTCAACAACAATGATGCACTACCATATACACAGAGTGAATATTTTATATAAAAAATATATGGATTTTGAAAAATCAAGTGTAGAAGAATTTGCTAAATCAATTACAAGCAGACTTCCAAAAAATTCTTCCCTAGAGGAGTGATAGAAAAACACATTTTTTCAACACTTACTTCAGGATGGTCCTGAAGAATATATTGAACAGCGATGCTGTTTCTAATGAAATCATAATTTGAATCATTTGCAGAATATCTATCATCATTAATCTTTAACAAACCTAGCCGTTCTAAGTTCGTTAAGGAAGGAGCGAGTTCATCAACCCCTTCAGATCCATCTATAAAGTAGATTATTGGGAATATTGTTTTAGAACCATTGTCGGAATTTATTACAGCTTTCATACAAGGAATTGGGGAACCTGTTGCGTAGTCTTGTTCTTTTAAGAATTGGAGAATACGTGCATCTGTAACATCTAGTTGCTTAATAATTTCAACGAAAGAGGGATGGATAACCGAGTTTTTTCGATTATCAAATGAACTAGATAATATTTTTGCGAACATAGAGCGTAGCTCTTCTTCTTCAATATAATACTTAGATGCTTCCAAAGCAGGACCTAATATTTTTAAGGGCGGTTCTTGAATATTCTCTGGTGGGATAGTTGCCACTTCTTGAAGTGTGCTATTTCTGAGACTCTCAACATCGATTTCATTTTTTGCACGCAATAATGCCGCTTGCTTAGAAACGTTGTGACCATAATTGATATACCACCAATCTTGCAATGTTTGAATAGGTCCAGCGAACACACCGGCTGAAGTAGCTCCTCCTATAAATCCTGTAATAAGAGGAAGGAAGTCTTGAAATTGGTTAGGATCCATAATTATAATTTCGTTCTTTCTGTTTAGATTTTGACTAAAACGGTGAGAGGTCTCAGTCAAAAATAATTATAGCATGAATAACAGAAAAGCACAACATATTGGGAAGTAAAAGCATTTGTTTCACAATATATAGTGTTTTAGAGGAGAAATAAATGTGGGAGCAATTAAATAGAATCATGCAGGAAAGAAATTTGAACGGCAATCAATTATCTAAGATGTCTGGAGTTAATCGAAGTTTCTTTTCTGACTTAAAAAGTGGGAAAGTAAAAAGTCTTTCTTGGACGAATATGTGCAAATTAGCTGATGCACTGGAAGTCAGCTTGGACGAATTTAGATAGGAGGTGAAAATTACATGGCTAATGCAAATGTTGATGTTGTATATGAAATTTATGCAAATAATATTAATGACGCAATTGATGCAAAAAATAAAATCATCGCCAACACGCTTGACGATGAAAAAGTACATATCAATATTAAAACAAGTGGAGATGTTCGGACTGTAGTTCATTATGACAATGGAACTAAAATTAGTAAAACATACGTAACAGCATATGATTAATAAGGAGGTGAAAGAATGACACAGTTGACGCTTAAACAGTGGATGGCAGTGCGAGACATGACCGTTCTTCAATTTGCAGATGAAATCGGTGTGAGTTATCCGACAGTATCGAATTGGCGAGTTGGTCACACAAAGCCAAATGCAAAGTATATCCCAGTGATTGAGAAGACACTTGGGATTGATTATAAAGATATCATCTGGACATAGTGGTCTAATTTTTTTAGAAAGGATATCTCATTAATGAGAAGATATGAAAATGAATGAATTAATTCTGTCAAACGATCTAAGTCAAATTGAACTAGAGATCAATCATTACAAAAAAATAGCTGGTGAGTCAATTTGGGAAATTGGCAGGCGATTAAAACATGTAAAAGAGAACGATCTTACACACGGACAATTTGTAAACTGGGTCGAAGATCAAGGTATCCACATTCGGGAAGCACAGCGAATGATGAAAGTTGCTTCTGAACTTCCAAATACGACAACGTTGTCGCATTTAGGAACAACAGCGCTCCACCTCATTGCAACTCTTCCAGAAGAGGAAAAACAGGAGCAGATCCAGCGTATCGAAGACGGTGACACTCCTACAGTGCGAGAGTTACAGGAAGTTAAGAAGAAACTCAAACTAAGCCAACAAGCAAATGAGCTTTTAAGGGGCGAGAACGAGACTCTAAGGGCTTCTAAAGTAGAGGTGAGGGAAACAATCAAGGAGATTGTTCCAGACGATTACATGGCCACACGGGAGCTAAATAAGCGATTATTAGTGAAGAACCAAGAATTATCCGACAGCATGAAGGCTATGGAAGAGCGTTCTGAGTTTATCAATAACAAACTAAACGAGATGATGGCCCAGCGCGCAGAGGCTGACAAGAAATCTGCCCAGTACGATGAATTGACCAGAGCGATCGAAGAATCACGGGGGCAACTCAACAGCGTACAAAAGCAGATCTCAGCTTACAAAAACATCACAAGCCTTTTACAAAAGGGAAACGACTTCTTGGCAAGCATGGGCGGTCTGATCTACGCTGATGAAAAGAATGTCTTGAAAGCTGATGGAATCGTCCGAGACGAATTCGATAGCTTTATCAGTCGTGGGTTGAGATTTTTCAACGACCTGAACGACATCAGAAAAGAAAACAATATTTTAGAAGGAGAATTCGAATAATGAACGAAATTACTATGACACACACAGAATTAACAGTAGAAGATACAATGATCCACGCATTGCAGGAACTAAAAAAGTTGAAAGAAGGGCAATCCGTTCTATCAGCCGATGTAGATTATTTAAAAAATGAGCAACCAGTGAATCCGTCAATTTGTTTAGCACTCGAAAAAATGCGAAAACAAAAAGTTGTCGAATTGCTGGGCGGTAAGGATAGCCAAGCATACAAAGATCGCAAGTTTGCACAGTCGGTATTCTCGCAGGCAGCCAAAGATTTCAAGGAATACTTCCGAATCCCACGATATGACTTGCTCAAACGCAAAGACGAAGAACAAGCGTTTGACTATTGGGGAAGCTGGGAACCATCAGCCAACACTAAATTGGAAATCAAAAACCGCAACGGTCAAATGAGTCTAGTTGGTTGAAATGGCAAGAAAAATAAAAAAAGCACTTTTCGAAAAAAGCGCTCACAAAAATTAACTAAATTAATTATAACACAGAATAGAGAGATAGACAATGATTGAAGAATTGATAAAAGAACAAATCAGAGAAATTTATCTCGAAGCGAAAGAACAAGCTAAAAAGGAATTGCTACCAGTAAACCAAGCAGAGCTACAGGAAATATTTGGATTTAGCAACGAATATCTGAAACGTTTAAAACGCAAAGGCTTGAAATTTCGCAAGCAAGGAAAGTACATCATGTACGACTTAAACGATGTACATGAGATCTTGGAACTAGAGAAGGAGATACAACATGTATAACGAAATCTTAGGATGTATGACAATCGCAGGGACATTTTTCGCAGCAGGCTTCGCAGGGGCTGTATGGGACTTTAAACGTGCACAACGCAAGAAAGCCCGTCAAGCTAAGCAGGACGCAATCATGCAACAGTACGAGGAAGATCTACAAGAGAAATTCAACGAGGGCTACCAAGCGTTTCAAGCTGATCTAGCTTATGCACGGAAGCACTCACACTCAGATAACGATTGGAGCATGGCAGAAGCCTAGAAAGGAAGAAAAATGTTTCAAATGAAATTTAGTGATATTGAAGAGGCTAGAGAGTATGTTTTGTTGGATGAAGTAACAGATCTACCATTAAGCACACAAGCGTTATATCTCCATGTCATTCTCAATGGAATATTTGAACGTGGGGAGGTTTTAAACATTAAAGTCTTAGCTAGAGCAATCGGGGCATCGGATGGAGATATAAAACTCTTGACGGACGAAAAGTTTTACAAACAGGTAAAAGGGGTAGCGGGTGAAAATAAATGAAGTGAAAAACAATACATTCTATCAACTGCCACAGTGGCTATTTGATCCAGAATACAAAAACATGAGCCTACGGGCCAAAGTGGTGTATGCGTTAATCTTCGATAGACGGTCTTTATCGTTAGAAAATAACTGGTACGACAAGAATGGCGATGTGTATATGTACTTCACGAATCAGCAAATGATGGAAAAGCTGAACTGCTCTGAAAAAACCATTATTTCTTCTAAGAAAGAATTGGAAAAATACGGATTGATAAAAGAGGTAAGACAGGGTGTAAATAGACCTAATCGCTTGTACATCAACGGAACTGTAAAAATTACAGGTCAAGAACTGGAAAATTTACAGTACGGAACTGTAAAAATTACAGGTCAAGAACTGGAAAATTTACAGCCAATCAAGACTAATAATATCAAGACTAATAATAACCATACTAATATCATCATCAAGGAGGATGATGAAAAACTAATTTTTAAAAAATTAAAGGAAGCCTTCGGAGAAATGAGTGTGAATGGCACTATGGTCGAAGAAGTCGAAAGACTACTTAAACAGTATGGTCAAGAACTTGTAGTTTTGGCTTTAGATAAAACGATCCTAAATGCAGGTAAATCTCTTAGATATACTATGTCAATTCTCCAACGCTGGGACGGTCAAGGATTAAGAACGGCTGAACAGATTAGGGTAGCTGACGAAGAGTACGAACGGAAGAAATCCAACAAGACTCAAGTTGATCCTTACGGGAATATTCCTTCTTGGTCCAATTTAAGGCCTGAGAATCAGAAAGAGCCAGAGCCTGAGATGTCTGATGAAGAATATGAAAGACGATTAAAGGAGTTTTTAGCTAGTGAATAAGATTGATTTTAAGAAAGTTAAAACAGACGGAAACCTATTTCGTGAGTTTGAACGGTACATGAAAGGATATTTCAATACACAGATCACAAAAGAACAGTTTTTGAACTTTGTAGATCTGTGCGAAAAGAAAAGATATTACTTGAATCCGTTTCAGATGTGCGCATGGGTTTTAAATAAACCAGTAGAAGTCATAGAAGACCGATGGTATCAGAAAAAGGAGAATGTACATGTTTCCATTTGATTATGACCGTGACTATTTACAGCCAGAGCCAGAGCGTGAGACCCGTGATCCAGATGATTGGGTATTCGTAGGTGGACGCTGGGTATACATAGGAGACGAGTGATATGGAAGTAAATTGTCATGATGATGCGTACTGGTGCAAGTACTATGAGAGACTTTGCCACAACCTGGGCGAAATCGTAGACGAACAGCAAGACAAAATAATCTCACTAAGCAAGAAAAACAGCCGTTTAAAGCGTGAAATCTGGAGTATGAAAAAAACACAAAGGAGAATAAGATGACGAATATACCCTCAAACAAAGGGCAAAGTTATATCAGAGTTGAAATGTCGCCGAAACAAAAAGAACTGATTGAAGTTTTAGCTGAACTCGAAGGCTCTACGTCGAAAGACTTGCTGAACAGAGTAGTCGAGCGATTTATCGACAGCAATCTAGGACTTATTGATGATTATAGAAACAGTTTGGACGACTTGAAGCAAAATGCTAGACGCAGACTGTCAATGAAGATTTAAGGAGAAGAACAAAATGGCAACACTTTATGAATTGACCGGAATTTATCAACAGATCTATGATCTGGACATGGACGATGAAACCAAACAGGACACGCTGGACAGCATCGACTGGAACGAAGACTACGAGAATAAGGTAGATGGGTATATCAAAGTCATTAAGAACCTTGATGCAGACATCGAAGCCCGAAAAAACGAAATGGACCGCTTGAAGAAGTTGAACGATGCGGATAAAGCCAAAAAAGACCGAATGAAATCAACCCTTGAAGAAAGTATGGAACTCACAGGACATGACCGAGTAGATACAACTTTGTTTAAAGTGTCATTCAGACGATCTAAGGCCGTTGAGGTTGACATGGTCTTACTGCCAGACGAGTACAAGAAAGTTGAATACAAGGCCGATAAGACGGCTTTAAAACGACTTTTAGCAGACGGGCAAGAAATTGCTGGGGCTACCTTGGTAGAAAATAAGAATTTGAGTATTAGGTAAGGAAAGATGAATAAATCAGAAACAATAATTGAATTGAGTAAGGCTTTTGCAAAAACTCAAAAAGAGATGAAACAACCGCTAAAAGATGCAAACAATCCATTTTTTAAAAGCAAGTATGTACCGCTTGAAAATGTGGTAGAAGCTATCACGGAATCAGCAAGTAAGAACGGGCTATCATTCACTCAGTTCCCGTCCAGCGATGAAGCTGGGAATGTGACTGTAGGGACGCTTGTGATGCATGAATCTGGCGAATGGATTGAATACGATCCAATCAAGATGAAGCCAGTCAAGAATGACCCTCAATCAATCGGATCAGCAATCACTTACGCCAAACGGTACGCACTATCTGCTATCTTTGGGATCACAAGCGACCAGGACGACGACGGCAACGAAGCCACGCAAGCGAAGAAGCAACCAGCCAAGAAAGCTAATGATTCAGTCATTTCAGTAGAAGAAGCCAACCGCTACTTGAAAGAGATAGCTACTATCGCAGAAGCAAAAGGTAAACAGGATGGCTCAATTGCTCAGTGGTTCTTGCAGCACTTAAAAGTGGCAGACTACAAGCAGATTAAACAATCACAAGTAGAACAAGCAGAAATGCTGTTAGGTAAATTGAAAGGATAAACAATGTTAAACAACGTATCACTAGTTGGAAGATTAACCAAAGACCCAGAATTACGATACACGCCAAGCAACCAAGCGGTAGCAACTTTTAGCCTAGCTGTCAACCGCAATTTTAAAAGCCAAAATGGAGAGCGTGAAGCGGATTTTATCAACTGCGTTATTTGGCGACAGCAAGCAGAAAATCTTGCAAATCGGGCCAAGAAAGGGGCTTTAATTGGGACCACGGGACGTATCCAGACACGAAGCTATGAGAACCAGCAAGGCCAGCGGGTCTATGTGACGGAAGTGGTAGCGGATAACTTCCAGTTATTGGAATTTAACAAGCAAAATAACCAAGGACAATCGCAAGGAAACAGCCAGCAAGACCTTTCAGGGCAGGCAACAGCCAATACGAGTCCTATAGATATTTCAGATGATGATTTACCGTTTTAAAAATGTATAAAAGGAGAAAAAAACAATGAAACAACAAAAAGAATTCTACGCAATCGCAAATGATAACAACAACCAATTTTTGGTTGATTATAAAAATAATGACAGAGCATTAACATTCACTGCTAAAACAACCGATGACATTCGCTTTGCTTCGATTTTTGAAAAAGGAAATGAGAAAACTGACAAATCTATTGAAAATCTAGCCAAGGCGGTAGGTGGTCGCCTGGTTAAAATTAAAGCAGAATACGAGATCACGGAAGAAGATGGATCTGAATTACAAGAACCAGTTGAAAGCGACGAAGGATATGACCATGAGGCCCTTGATCGCTTATTCAAAAAATTGGTAGGACTGTAAAATGATTAAGTTAACGATACCTATCTAACCGAAAGCCCAAACCCGCCCAAAATTTGGGCGAGGTGGGGACTACGAAGATCCGAAAATGAAAGCATGGCGTAATTCTGCTACATACCTCATCAAAAGTCTGTATAAGGGAGAGAAGCTACAAGGCTATCTCAAGGCAGAAGTCACGTTTTATCTGAAAGCACCTCAAATCGTATCGAAGAAACCTACACCAAAGGCTAAAGCTAAAACGTGGGAACGATACGAACGATTTATGAACGAGCGAATATACTGCGCCAAGAAGCCAGATCTTGACAATCTGGAAAAGGCAATATATGACAGCATTTCAGACGCCAACTGTATTTGGTGGGATGATAACCAAGTTGTAGAACATACGACAAAGAAGGTTTACTCGCCAAATCCACGAATTGAAATTAAAATCAAAAGAATTTAGTAAATGGAAAGGCGAAAAAACTTGAATATACGAGGGTAAATAATGTCACTAGTGGAAGAATTTTTTAAACAATATGACGAGCTGGTTAGTAAGTACGAGAAGTACACTGAGATATTTAAGAATCAAGGTGCAGAGCGGCCTGCAGAAGTAGCAAATAAGATTTGTGTGGCAAGAAAAGAAAATAAAATGCCATCTACAATCTACTTGGTCTATTTTGAGGGCTTGCTAGATGACGACTTCCTGCTGGAATGTATGAACTACTTCATCGAAAATTCTCCACGAGTTCACGAAGTAGCAAAAGAAGCACGAGAGAGCTTCATTGAAAGTATAACTGATGCTGGTATTAAAACTAAAAAACCAAGCAAGAGGCGAGTAGCGATTAAAAAATATTATCAAGAACGTGCGTGGTTGCTAGGAATTTGAATTAAGGCTGGTAGACTATAACAGGTCTGTCAGTCATACCGAATCGTGATAAAACTACTGGTTTTATGCCTTAACACACGATTCAAAAAATGTATATCAACTATATAAATAAAAAAGGAGAGTCCTTTCTTAATGTGTTTACATACAAGTAAGTCTGATATACGCTTACGACTAACATCCTAAGAGGGTTCGATTCCCTCTATAGGATTAGGACGGGACATTCGTGGACTCCTTATAGTTTTTTATTTCATTGCTATCGCCCCGTCCCGATAGCTGGCCAGTTGTAGACTCCTTTAGATGGTGCAACCCCATCTACTGGCCATTGCTCACTATAAATTTAGAAAGGTAGTTTTCTCTTTTTCGAAATATCAGAGGGCATGAGCAACCCTCTACATTTTGGAAAAGTTAGAACAAACATGGATATTGATTTAATCAAGCGATCAATTCGACTGGATCGACAGCGACTACAAGACATAAGCAGTGATCTGCTTATACAAAAAAACATTGGTAAAACGGCAGTGATTAGACGATCACGAGCGATAAAAGAAAGGATCAATAAAAAGTTTATGGAATTAGAACACGAATTAGTAACGTTAACTAAGAAATGGTTTGTGGACCGTGACCTTGAACACGGTGGACGGTTGGACAAACAGGCTCTTAAATTAAGTGAGGAATTTGGCGAGCTATGCGCTGGATATCTCAAACAGAATGAGAAGCTGACCAAGGACAGTATTGGTGATTGTGCAGTTGTGATTGTAGGATTGGCATTATTAATTAAAGACGATGTACACGCTATCTTTGAGGAATCTGATAATATTCGAAGAAAAGATGCAATGGAATGTTTTAAATTGTTAAATGCGAACATTTCAGAGTTTCAATTGTCACAGGATTTAGCAAGTAAAGAAATGTGCAAACACAATCTAGTGCGTGCGGTGGCTTATCTGAAATCTATTAGTAAGGCACTCAACTACGACTTTGCTGATTGTTTTGAGGTGGCATATAACGAAATCAAAGACCGCAAGGGGAAATGGATTGATGGAACGTTTGTGAAGGAAGAGGATTTACCAGATGAATAAAGATAAAGTTTATTTAAAAGGCTATGTGATAGGACGTGCTGCAGATACATTAGGTCATGAAGGACTGATGGTTCAGCTTGAAAACTTGGATGTGGTAGAAATTGATAAAAACCTTGTGCATAGAGACATTAACGAACCACAGAAAGTCACAGTACCGCAGTTTGTGGGGGATTTCATCGCAGAACAGAAAAAGCTAGGGCATATGCTGTC